GTCTGCATCGACAGGCACGCACACGACATCGCGGTCGGCGAGGAGTACGGCGCCCGTGACCGGGGCCTGGGTGCCAAGGGTCGGTACGCCCTGATCGCGCACTGCTACCGGGAGGCTGCCCAGCGCCTGGGTGAACTCCCCTCGGTGGTCCAGGCAGTGACCTGGGTGGTCTGGAGAGACAAGCTGGTCGGCACGTCTACGAGGGGAACCATGTTCGCTACTGCGGCGTAAGTGTGCAAGTGACGCAAGCCGAAACCGTCGAGAGGCGGTCGGGGTGGGGTGGCTCCCGCTCCCTGATGATGGCAGCCATGAGTGTGAAGGTGTGACAGCGATGATCCCGAGCAACGTAGTGCGGTGCCAGGTCGACAACGGCCCGATCCTCTACCCGGCCAAGCCCGGCGTCTCCTACAAGTGCGAGACCTGCGGGGGAGGGCTGAAGCCCGGACAGTCCTCGGGTGTCGGCGAGTACTGGACCGAGAGCTACGGCTACCTCTGCGAGACGGAGGTGGTGGAGGACGAGCGCGACACCGAGGAGGAGCTCAGCGATGTGTACTCCGCGCTCGGCACCTTCGCGAGCATCCTCGGTGACCCGATGACGGCATCGGGAGTGGGCGGTCACTTCACCTGCTCCGAGGCGAACGAGCTGGTCCGTGCGCTGATGGTCGGTGATCACAAGCACGCGGCCATGACCTTCCTGGAGGGCCATGCACGCGGTGACTACGACGTGGACGACGAGCACGGAGACGTCCTCGACTACGAGGCGTACGTCCTGGAGCTCGCCGGACAGCCGGTACCGACGCTGATCGAGGGGCCCGAGGGCAAGGCCGAGGTGGTGACCGAGGGCACGGTCGTGAAGCACGAGCTGGAGGTGGTCACGACCGAGGAGCTGATCGTCCTGCTGAACCTGCACTGACAAGGCGAAACCCCTTCGGGGGTCCGGGGTGGGTGGCATCCCCCCGCTGATGAGCCTGCCGCACGTGATCGGAGAACCACAGTGACCCCCAAGTTCCGCACCCACGACCTGAACGTCCGCGACTCGAAGCGCACGGACAAGGCGACCACCCTGGCCCGCAAGGCAGTCCGTCAGAACAAGTACGAGGGCACCGAGGCCGTCGTCCGCATCGCCGCCCACGCCTGACACTCACACCAACCCGAGAGGCAAGACAGTGATCACCGAGAAGATCCTCGCAGCACTGACCGACGAGAACGTCCAGGACATCATCGACATCGGCGCCGAGGGAGGCATCACCTACTGGGCCACCGAGCCGAGCGACGAGGAGTTCGCCGGCCTGCCCAAGGGGAAGACGTACACCATCGTCGAGGGACAGGGAGTGGACTTCTACCTCGGAGGCGAGCGCGAGGTCGAGGCGGTGCACTACCTGAGCAAGGACCAGGTGCGAGTGGCGTACGCCAGACTGCTGGACCTCGATCAGGAGTTCGTGAACCGGGAGTACCACGGCTACATCGTCCAGTCCTGGATCGACCGGACCGACAAGGACGGCATCGACGCCTCGCACATCGACGCGGGTACGGCGGACGTCATCATCCAGCTCGCAGCCCTGGGGGAGATTCGCTACGGGTGATGCTGTGCAACCTGCGCACTTGTGATACTGTCACTACATCAAGGCGAAACCACCCGGAGGGGTGGTCGGGGGGAGTGGATCTCCTCTCCTGATGAGCCAACCAACTGTGAAGGTGTGACCGATGGACATCATCGAGCAGATCAACCACTACGACCCGCCGACCCTGGCCCGCCTCGCCCAGTGCGCCGAGCCCGACTCGCGAGTGAGTGAGGGTGCCGACTTCCTCGCCCTCGTGCGGGACAAGGTGGTCGACCTGGTCCAGGAGTACGGAGAGGTCGCCCCCTACCGCGAGGCCATCCAGGACGCCGCCGCGGACATCGGCAACACCGCCGAACTCGGCGTGAAGTGGCGCCGGTTCGTGGACCTGAGTGCCTACAAGGAGAACCTCGCCGAGGCTGGTAAGCCCAGCCCGGACACCCCTGAAGGGCACGCCGACCTGGCCCTGTTCTTCATCGGCTTCCGACTCGCCGCCGCACTGCTGACCAAGATCGAGGAGGGTTCCAAGTGAGTCGCATGGGAGACCTGGTCATCGACCTGATGAGCTACGAGGCGGGGGAGCTGGACGACAGCGAGACGCTGGAGCTCTTCGCCCTGCTGATCAAGAGCGGGATGTGCTGGAAGCTCGGCCGCCACTACTGGGACACGGGCAGCAGGCTGATCGACGCCCGCCTGATCACCGAGGAGGGCGTCGTCACACCGGAGGTGGTCCTGGCATGAGTGACATGCCCCGGCAGTTGAGTGCGCGGGTCGACAAGGAGCTGGCCCGCAACGTGCAAGACCTGGCCCCGACCGGCCTGAGCTACAGCGAGATCGTGAAGCAGTCGGTCGCACTGTTCGCCACCGTCTACCGAGTCGCCGTCGAGAACGGCGTAGCTGAACCGCATGAGATCCCCGAGCTGACCGCCTACCGGTACAAGCTCCCGCCCAAGCCGCAGCCTCCCCGCACTGGAGAGGTCACCATGAAGGAGACATCCCATGAAGATCGCAGCCCGATACGTCCTGACGTTCCTCGCCCTCGCCCTGCTGGGCTCGCTGACCTGGAACTCGCCGGCCTCCGCCTCGGACGCCAAGCCCGTGACCCTGCCCGCCAAGGTGAAGTACGTCCCCGTGTTCCATCTGCCGACGCGGCCCTGCTCGGAGGACAACACCGTCATCCGTAACTGCTACTGGGATGCGGCCAAGCGCGGCAACGGCAAGGGGTACTCGTACTACATCGACCGCGCTGGCAACGTGACGTACCTGAACCCGAAGCTGAACGACCAGGCCGCCCGCCTGAAGTTCAACGCCGCCCAGAAGAAGGCAGGCAAGGAGCACTGGGGTACGTACGACGGGCACCAGTTCTGCTGGGCCAAGGTGGGCGACACCTCGTACATCACCTGCTTCGACGGGTACAAGACGACGACCTGAGTGTGCATGTGTGACAAGCCGAAACCTCCGGGAGGAGGTCGGGGTGGGGTGGTGCCCACCTCCTGAAGATGGCAGCCACGGTGAGAGGAGCACGACAGTGCAGAAGCGCAGCCGCATCGGTAAGAACGAGGTCTCTGGTCTCGGCAAGCTGTACCTCCATGGTGGGCAGGCCCTGAAGCGGGACGACCTCGAACTCACCAACGCTGAGTACGCAGTGTTTGCCAAGCTGGCCTGGTTCGGGCTGGCCAAGCGCGAGCAGGAGCAGAGGTGGTCGATCACTGACCTGGGCATCGCGTTCATCGAAGGCCGGGCCCGAGTCCACTCGGTCGCCATCACCGAGGACCGTGAGTTCCTGAGCCTGGAGGGCGAGCTCGTCAAGGCGGGCGACCTGAACGAGTCCTTCTACTTCGAGACTGTCTGAGTTGAGCAGGCAGAGCTCCGGCTGGGAGTACATCCGAGGCGTCCCGCGCTGGGCGCCGACAGTAGAGAGCGCCATCTCCGAGCTGACGTACGACAAGTACGGCCAGGAGTACAAGGAGGCGGTCGCCAAGCTGATGGACATCGCACGAGCAGCGCAGCGCGACTGTGCCGACCGACTGACTGAAGCCGGGCACGCCGAGGCGGCGGCCCTGATCTTCCCCACCTACCCCGAGGAGAACTGAGTGAAGGTCGCCATCACGATCACCGTGGACATCAAGGAGCCGGCCGACTGGACCCTGGCCTTCGGGCTGGAGGGTGCAGCCAAGATCCGGCAGGACGTGAAGGAGTACGTCGGCAACGCCGCGCAGAACCTGCGCGTGTGGGAAGAGGTCGAGGCGGAGGTGAACTGGAAGTGACTGACCTGATCGTCGGACTGAGTGGCTACGCCAGGTCCGGCAAGAACGAGGCGGCGAACGCCCTGGTCGAGAGAGGCTGGAGGCAGGCTGCCTACGCCGACAAGCTGCGTGAGTTCCTGTACGCGGTGAATCCCCTGATCCCTGGGCACTACGGTGCCGGGAGCCTGCGCCTGCGAAGGCTGGTCGATCAGACTGGGTGGGACTACGCGAAGACGACGTACCCCGAGGTCCGGTCCCTGCTCCAGCGCACGGGCACAGAGGCTGGCCGGCGCGTGCTCGGTGATGACGTGTGGGTGCAGGCCCTGTTCGCCTCGCACGCTGACGCTCCAGCCCTGGTCGTGACCGACGTCCGCTTCCCCAACGAGGCGCAGGCTGTCGTCGACCGCGGTGGCGTGATGATCCGGGTGAACAGGCCGAACGTCGGCCCGACCAAGGACAAGTACGGACGAGCGCACATCAGCGAGACCGCGCTCGATGACTGGCCCTTCGACCACGTCCTGGTCAACGACGGGTCGGTGGATGACCTGCATGCCAAGCTGCACGGCGTCGCCGAACTTGTGCAAGTGTGAGCGTGTGATACTGTGACCATCAGAACGATCCGAGAGCTCGACGAACTGCCTGACGGCACCGAGATCGTGATCCAGGACAAGCGGGACACGCCCCTCTTCAAGCGAGGCGGCCACTGGTACAGCCCAAGCAAGACGGCGACACAGAACATGATCGCCTACGTCAACACCCGGCGCTGGGGAGTGCGGGTCATCGAGAGAGGAGGTCGGGCGTGAGGATCACCCCCCGAGCCCATGAGATCAAGAAGGTGGTCGACATACTCGAAGACCCCACCTTCGACAGCCCGGAGCAACTGGCCAAGGCTGTGATCAAGGAGGTCGGGGACATGCTTCAGATGCGGGACCTGTTCGTGATGGTGCACACCTGGGCGGACGGCAGCAAGGGCCTGAACTTCGGCCCCTTCGG